TTATGCGACTAAAAAAATATTTTTGATTTTCTCAAAATTTCTCTCAGCCAGTGCTTCCATCTGATGTGTATAAACTTTCAGAGTAATATCTGGACTTTCATGTCCAAGGAGCTTAGAAATTGTCACAATGTCAACCCCGTTCAAAATCAAAAACGAAGCGTATGTGTGCCGTAATGAGTGATTTCTGACTTTCCTACCCACAATTTTCTTAATCAGTTTATTGCAAGCTGAATTAGATACACCAAAGCACACTCTATTCTTGATATTAGCTTGCCAATGATTTTTCTTATATTCTCGAAGAATATCTATTGTATTTGAATCAATTGGAACTTTTCTTTTTGATGACTCATTCTTCAGATCTGCAAAATCTTGAGTATTCGAGTAATCAAAACTCTTGTTTATATCCAAAATGCCATTTTTGAAGTCTATATCGCTCCAGGTTAGCCCCATAGCCTCAGAAAAACGCAGTCCTGTGACTGCAAGAAGGTAAAGAGTGAAATAGGATACATATTGGATGTTCTCTCTTGTAAGGGCCAAGAGAGCCTTATATTCGCGCTCCTCTAAAAAATCTTCCTCTTCATTTTTGGGCTCTACCTGAGATTTCACTTTTGCACCTTCTGCAAAATTAAAGGTAACAACCTGTTCCCTTACAGCAACTTTCATAGCCCCTTTTATTTGATAGTGAAATTTCTCAAGAGTTTCTTGGGCATATTTCTCGCCAAACTCATTCAACTTTTTTTGGTAGTAAAGCGGTGTAATATCTTTGACCTTCAACTCTTGGAAATAGTTCTTGATGTGCTTAAAGTTTTTTGAATAGGTTTCCCAAGTCTTATCTTTTACATACGGACGCTTATAGACTTCTGACCAGGTCTTGACAAAGTCATATAGAGTTACTTCGTCATTTGTCAAGATGTTTTGGGTCAATTTCTTTTCAATTTCGATTGCTGCCGCCTGAGCAAGCTTCTTGGTCTTAAAACCACCTTTCTCTTTCCGTTTATATTTTCCATCTATGGTTTTGTAGGAAATGCGGTATTCCCACAGCCCGTTCTCTCTTTTTCGATATGATGCCATTTGTTTTTTTACCTCATTTCTGATAAAATGAGTACAAGAAAAGACTTGCCAGATTGGCAACTTTTCTTATACGATTCGCCTTACGCTCGGACCGTCCAAAGTTGAGCGTAGGGCTTTTTATTTATTTCTGAACCTTATTTTTTAATGCGGTTTCTATTGCTATCTTCAATTCTAAGATGGCTTGTTTATCTTCTTTGACAAAAGTGACTGTATTCTCATCCTTAACAGCATCAAAGACACCACCTTTAGTATCTGCTGATCCAGGATATACCAATTGTAAATATCCAACCGTTGCCCCTGGCTCTTTTAATTGATATGCAGTTATTGCTGATAACAAAATTGATTTTTCGCCATCAAGTCCATGTAGAAGCATATTTGACATGTTGCTTTTTCTTGCAATTCTGATAAAGTAGTCATCTATTCTTACTATCGTCTTTGATTTCTTAAACTCAAAAACTCGCTCGTTTGGCTCAGCTGTAAAAATTTCTACTTCAGGTTCTTTGTCTTTGCCACCAAATAATGCCATAACAACTATCTTCCCACCCTGCTTTTATTCGTGATTCAGGGGAGCACGTATTTTATCCAACTAAATTCAAATACTCTTCCTTGATCATAGCCTCATCAGCTATGGTCTTTAATTTGTACTTTTCCATAAAGACCAGGTAATTGAATTGAGTGTGGTCCTCAGCGATTTCCAATTCTTCCTTCAAAAGATGGTGGATCATATTCCTATTTGCGTCGAGTTCACATCTCTCTCTAAAAAGCTGATACTGATATGGAAAGTGATTTTTATGCTGTAACTCATGTAGGGCGACTTGTTTTTGTTCTTGCTCAGACAGATTCACATCAACCCCTAAGACCTTGGTTATTGGATTGTAAAATCCCGAACTATGCCAGTCGCTGGCATCGAACAGGCACAATTCCACTCCAAACTCTTTACAGAGTTGGTCTAGTTTCATAGGCAATCAATCCTTTTGTTTATTTTTGAAGTGTGCAGACAGGACTGCTGTAATAAAATCTATATCATCTTCATCAAGTGGCTTACCATCAAACAGCATGGTATGGGCAGCTGCTTCTCTCAGATCCACAACTTGACCGTCAATGATAGCTGTCTCATCGCTGGCAATTCGTGGATTATCTGTTAGACCTAGTAGGTAATCTAGTGAGACATTAAAATACTGTGCAATTTCCTTTGGTTTACCCATCTTAGAATTTTCATTCAAGCTATACAGAGAATTACGACTGTAGCCAAGTGTATCTTCTAAGTCATTAAGAGACATTCCCTTTTTATTACTGAGTTCACGTATCCTATCAATTAAAACAGACATATCGTATCCTTTCTAAGGCATACGAAAAAAATATTTTAAAACTAGATATAAAATTCTTGACAAAAATTAAAACTAGGTTTAAAATAATATTCGTAAGCTAAAGAGTTAGCGAACAAGACAACTAAAAAATAAAGCCTAATAAAACTGATTGGCGTCTGCTTTCTTTAGGTCAAACCTTACTTTTAGTAGGTCTTTTCTCTATGCTCTTATTCTAAAACTAGATTTAAAAAAAGTCAAGAGATTAGCTAACTTTTTAGTTAATAATTTAAAAAGGAGGGTAGATGAATGGGAATCGGTTCAATGACAGTGACAGTTAAAGTTACTAACATGGATAAATTTATTGAACTTAGTAAAGAGTTCAATAAAAAAGCCCGCGAGCTAGAAGAACTAGCTCACGAACTGAAGTCATTTGATTTTGAAGGCGAAGTTGTATCAACTGATAGCAACTAGCTCAAATGATTCATCATCTGAAAAAAGATAAACAGGGTATTCTTCTTTAGTTGCAAAATTGAAGAAATCATATCCAAAATTATCTTTTTTGATGTTGGAATTTTTTTCAGAGAGAGAGTCAAGATTGACCTGAGATAGTAGCTTAAAGATTTGCACACGAGCTTGTTCAGCATCGTTAACTCTTTGCAAGGCTCTCAAGTGCTCTTCGCTAGGGAAAGCTGCTATCAAATCAGCTCTGTCATCTAGGTAAGTTCTAGTGTCATCAAGATAGCCATATTTTAGATTATAGTCTACAAATGACCGTTGTTCATATTCTTGATAGGTTTCAAAGCTGACAAGGTTACCTTTGTAACGATAGACGAGAACGTCATCTTGTAACTCTTCTTCGAAATTTGTGATGCCAATTAGAAATTTATGGCATGCCTCTATGATACGAATTTGATTCAAATTCATGGCTTGACCTCCTTTCATAAAAGATTTCAAGTCAATTATACCAAACTAGAAAGGAAAAATATGAGTCAACAACAGAAAAAATGGATTCAGCTAGTGAAAGATAAGCTGAATGAAGAACAGATGACACAAACACATCTAGCTCGTTCTTGTGGTGTTGCTAAGGCAACTATCTCAGAATTGCTGAAATATGGCAAAGGGAGCGACAAACTCAAAAATAAGGTATCTGATGTATTACACATAGATGAGAGCTGGACGAGGTTGGAGGATTAAGAATGAACGAAATTTTTGTTTTTCACGGGCAGGAAGTCCGTACTGTAACCATTAACAACGAGCCTTGGTTTGTTGGGAAAGACGTGGCTGATATTTTAGGCTATTCAAAATCACGAAATGCGATTGCACTCCATGTTGATGAGGATGACGCCCTAAAACAGGGCATCACAGACAATTTAGGTCGCATGCAAGAAACTATTATCATCAATGAATCTGGTCTTTACTCACTTATCTTATCCAGTAAATTGCCACAGGTCAAAGAATTCAAACGTTGGGTCACTAGCGAGGTATTGCCACAGATTCGGCAACAGGGAGCTTATGTGCCTGAAAATCTATCAGATGAGGCTTTCATCGCTCTATTTACTGGACAGAAGAAACTGAAAGAGCACCAGTTGGCATTGGCTCAAGATGTTGATTATCTGAAAAATGAGCAACCAATTCATCCTAGCTTTGCTCAAGCCTTACTGAAGAAGAGAAAAGCTCGTGTTGTCTCTTGTCTAGGTGGAATGGACAGTCCAGCCTATGCTGATAAAGTCTTCGCACAGTCGGTCTTTAGACAAGCTGAGGTTGATTTTAAAGACCATTTCAATATCAATCGCTATGACATGTTGCCAAAGAAATTTGCTGAAGCAGCATTATCTTACTGGATGACATGGGAACCAAGCACAAATACCAAAATGAAAATTTTGGAGATGAACGCTTATGAACTGTAAAACGCAAAAAAGCCTGACGGCAATCAGGCTCATATATAAAGATACAAGAGGATTATATCATGAATGATCTAATGATTCAAATGTTGGACCAGTTTGAAGCTGGTCTCATGGATAGGGCTTTGAAGGTCATGCACGTCGTTATGGATGAGAAATATCGCTTTCCTATGGAACTGAACAAGTCTCAATGTTCAGAGATGTTACTTGGAACCAAGGACACAGGAACATTTGATGAACGTTTCAACTGTCATAAGGATTTTCCGAGAATTCCAAATGCTCGTGAGAAATATCCTCGTGATGAAGTCATTGAATGGTATCACAAGAATTGGCAAAGAACAGTTATTTAGGAGGAACAAAGATATTATGAACAATTTACAAATTATTATCGCTGGAACGATTGTATCAGTAACGCTGATTGAGTCGCTACTGATGAACATCAGATTGACAAAGGCATTGAGAGAGAAGCAGTCAGAGCCAGTAAAGCAGCAACCTAAACCTAAAGCTGGATTTATTGATTTAAAAACAGGAAGACGTGTTGGTATTGACCCTGTGACGGGTGAAGAAAGATTTATTGATTGAGGGAGAACATGGATGAATTAAAAGTATTGCCTCACGATATCCAGGCTGAGCAGTCGGTTCTTGGTTCAATTTTTATCAAACCTGAAAAAATGATTGAGGTGGCTGAGTATCTGAAACCAGATGACTTTTATAGGCCAGCTCACAAGATACTATTTAAGGCCATGGTGAACCTTGCTGATCGTGGTGAGGCCATTGATATTGTCACCATAAAGTCAGCACTAGAAAGCACTGATGAGCTTGGTATGGTTGGTGGTATCAGCTACATTGCTGAGGTCGTCAATGCAGTGCCAACCAGCTCACACGCTGAGCATTATGCCAAGATTGTTGCCAAGAAAGCACAGCTACGGTCAATTATTGGCAACCTATCTGATTCCATTGGCAACGCCTACGATGAGGACATGGATATTGATGAGATTATTGCAAAAGCAGAGCGGTCATTGATTGAAGTCAGTCAGGCCACCAACAAGAGCAGTTTCAGGCCTATCCATGATGTCCTTTTGGAAAATCATGCCAAGATTGAGGAACGCTCAAACAATACTAGTCAAATCACTGGTATTGAAACAGGATTTTATGACTTTGACAAGCTGATAACAGGCTTGCATGAAGACCAGCTAATTGTCTTAGCGGCACGGCCAGCGATGGGGAAGACAGCCCTAGCTCTTAACATAGCTCAGAATGTGGCAACCAAGTCTAATAAGGCTGTGGCCGTCTTCTCTCTTGAAATGGGTGCTGAAAGCCTTGTTGAGCGTATGCTTTCCGCAGAAGGAACAATCATCAACCATCATATTAGAACAGGAAATCTGACGGTTAATGAATGGCAACGTCTTATCTATGCACAGGGTCAGCTTGCTGAAGCTCCAATCTTTATTGATGATACAGCTGGGGTCAAGATTACTGATATCAGAGCAAGAGCCAGAAGGCTGTCACAAGAAACTGACGGTCTTGGTCTGATAGTCATTGACTATCTTCAACTTATTCAAGGGTCACGGTCTGACAACCGACAGCAAGAAGTCTCTGAGATTTCAAGGCAGTTAAAGATTATTGCCAAAGAATTAAAAGTGCCAGTCATTGCACTATCACAGCTTAGCCGTGGGGTTGAGCAAAGAAACGACAAGAGGCCTATCATGTCCGACTTAAGGGAATCAGGCAGCATTGAGCAAGACGCTGATATTGTCGCCTTTCTCTATCGTGATGCCTACTACCAAGATAAAAAGGATGGTCAGCCAGAAAATGACATCACTGAGCTGATCATCAGAAAAAACAGACACGGAAACCTTGGAACAGTCAAGCTGTATTTTCATAAGGAATATACCAAGTTTTCTAGTGTGGAGGAGGAATAATGATGACTGAGTTTAACCATTATTACACAAATCATATTGCCGAAAAAATTGAATTAGACACCTTAACGATCATAGATTACTATGATCCAAAAAAAGGATATGAGTATAATCTAAGATTTATCTTTGATAAAAAGAATTCATCCTTGGCTATCACTGGTGATTTTGGCGAATTAACCGCTCGTAATTTTCACAATATGGGTGACTGGATAAAATTCTACAGTCACTATACTGGTAATTTAGAATATTTTTTAGAAAAAGTCACATCATCAAGTAGACCTGTTCATTTTTACGATGAAGAAAAAGCAAAGGATTTAATTTTGAGAAATTTCTTTGAGGTTGACAAAGAAGATGACTTGATTGATGATGATTGGTGGATTTTTAACAATCTTTTTAAAGAATTCGATTACAACAAAGGATTCAATCATATTCCATCAGAATTTATTGAACGCTTTGAAGCTGATTTTGAAGAGCATGAAATATACAAATTTCTAAACACCGCTGGTCAATATGTCAATGGAGTATTCAGGCTATATTTAGATGCTTATAGCAGAGCTTACACTTATTTAACTAAGGGGGATGGTAATGGCACAACGCAGAATGTTTAGTAGAAAAATCACTGAGACTGACCGTTTTTTGGAAATGCCACTATCATCCCAAGCTCTCTATTTCCATTTGAACATGGGAGCTGATGATGAGGGCTTTATAGATAAGGCAAAGACGATTCAGAGAACTATTGGCGCTAGTGATGATGATATGAAATTACTGATTGCAAAAGGGTTCTTGATTCCCTTTGATAGTGGTGTAGTCGTTATCCGTCATTGGAGGATTCACAACTATATCCAGTCTGACCGCTTTCAATCAACTTTATACCAGTCAGAAAAGGCTCAGCTAGAGTATGACAAGTCAAAAACAGCCAGTCTCAAACCTATTGAAAATTGTATACAAAATGTATCCAAAATGGAGACACAGGTTAGGTTAAGTAAGGGTAGCTTAGATAAGGATAGCTTAACTACCTATCCTACTGTTTCAGACAATGATGAAGAAGACATTCCATACAAGGAAATCATTTCTTACTTGAATGAAAAAGCTAATAGAAATTACAGGCCTAACATTCAGAAGAACAAAACTCTTATCAAGGCTAGATGGTCAGAAGGATTTAGGTTAGATGACTTTAAGCATGTAATTGATACCACGGTCAAGGATTGGTCAGGCACTAAGTATGAAAAGTATCTCAGACCTGAAACGCTCTTTGGTTCTAAGTTTGAAGGCTATTTGAATCAAGCACCACGAATCAAGACGGAAACAACTGATGAAAGGTTGGGCTTTTAGATGAATCCTTTTAAGAATTTTGAAACCAGGCAAGTTTTGGATGAAACTTGTGAGGTTCACGGTTGCCAGTTGTGGCTGACTAAAGTACCGATTAAGGGAAGACGTGAAGAACTCAAGCAATGCCCTGAGTGTACCAAGGCCGCTATCAACATCTTTGAAGATAAGTTGAACAGCCAGAGCAAAATCAACAGTAAACTTGCTGATACCTACGCTGTTTTTGAAAGAGATAGCTTGGTATCAGATAAGCTGAGGGCTAAGAGTCTGGATAACTATGAGATTAAGTCTGAGATTGATCAAAAGGCCATTAACTTTGTCAAGCGGATGGAGCAATTTTACAGGCAGGGCAAAACTGGCAATGCTATTGTGACTGGCCCATCTGGTGTCGGTAAGAGCCATCTGACTTACAGCTTTGCCAAGTGGCTGAATGAGCAATTTAAAGCCTACGAATCACCAAAATCTGTCCTTTTCATCTCACTGGTAAGCCTTTTTACAAAAATAAAAGAAAGCTTCAAGGTTGACAATGGGTACAGACAGGCTGACATGATTGAGTTACTAACTAAGGTTGATTACCTCTTTCTGGACGATTTGGGCAAGGAGAGTCGCAAAGGCGACAGCCAGAACAATGAGTGGACTCATCAAATACTGTATGAGATTTTGGACAATCGGAGCAACACGATCATCAACACGAACCTGAGCAGTAAGGAGATTAAGGCCTTGTATGCTGACAATTATGGCAACGGTGCTTTGTCTAGTCGGATTCTTGAGGGTGTGACTGGAAATAGCTTTGCTTATCCGAAGGATATGGAAGATAGGAGATATTGATGAAATTTTTAGACCTCTTTGCTGGCATTGGTGGTTTTCGCCTTGGAATGGAGCAAGCAGGGCTATCGTGATGCCATACAGTTTGCCATCTCAGAAATCAATGAAAGTGCAGACAATTTTCTTATCGATGAAAAAGAGGCTGATAGAATCAACGAAAATCTAAAAACAATATTAAGAAAGGTTTATCAAAATGACTAAAACAATGACACTTGAAGAGAAGGTTGAACAGTGGTTTATTGACCGTAACTTACACGAGGCAAATCCTGTCAAGCAGTTTCAGAAGCTGATTGAGGAAACTGGGGAGCTTTACTCTGGTATTGCAAAGGGTAAGAGTGAAATCATCCGTGATTCACTTGGGGACATGCAAGTTGTCCTGATTGGCATTGAACAACAAATCAAGAACGGTGCTCAGATTGAAGCAAGTCCACAAGATATGGAGCTGTTGCTACTTGCTTCAAGTTTGGGGGAGATGGCTCAGAAACTCTACAAGCATATCTTCCACAACGAAACAAAAACACCGCTTATCCGTCCAGAACTTAGCTTGCTTCACTCTAATATTCATTCCATTGCAATCCACAATCTGACAACGGCTGATGATTGCTTGGCTATTGCCTATGAAGAAATCAAGGACAGAAAAGGCAAGTTAATCAATGGAATTTGGGTTAAAGAGGAGGATTTGTAATGAAAAACCTGAATTGGGAAGAATTCTTCAACAATCTCAAGGCTTTTGCTAGTGCCATCATCATCACTGTATTTGTTTTTGGATTCAACTATCTGTTTTATGATATTGGCTACCAGAAAGGCCATCAGGAAGCTGACAGGGTGATTATCTATGTGGCTGACAATGCTGGCGCTGAAATGTTTGGCAAAATCACTGATAAAGAAATCATTGAAGGCCGTCACACAGTTACAGCTGGCGCTTATGGCAAGTTCTTGGTTACTGAGGAACAATACAATGAAATTACTGTTGGTGATGACATTCCTGACTATTTGAAAGGACGTGGAAACTAATGACAAAATGTGATTTTATGACAAAACGGCTCAATATTCTAAATGATGAAGATGAGGAAATGAAGAAACTCATTGAACAAGGCTACACAAAGATAGAAAGTGAGCTAGGTAAGATAACTGGATTCAGAATCTTGCATGACAATGTAAACTATCCTAGCCATTATCAAGGGAAATACGGTTTAGAGTCAATTGATGTTCTCAGGAACTTTATGACCCCTGAAATGCTCAAAGGATTTTATCTAGGAAATGCCCTAAAGTACCAACTACGGTACCGAAAGAAAAACGGCCTTGAAGACCTCAAAAAAGCAAGAAAGAACCTTGACTGGTTGATTGAAGAAATGGAGAAAGAGAAATGAAAAAATCAATAGGAATCCTTGAATTTAAAGAATTTGATGCTTTTGTTGGTGGAAAGGTTATGCCTGTCTATCTTCATAGTGCTAACCCAAACGTGCCAACGACTAATAAAAATGAGGCTATGAGGGTTACCAAAAAGAGATACAGAAAAGAGTTCTCTGACAAGTACATTTTCAGAAAGGTTGGTGAGGTTGATGATCAATAATGTTGTACTTATTGGCCGCTTGACAAGAGATGTTGAGCTACGTTACACGCCGTCAAACATCGCAAACGCTACTTTTAACCTAGCAGTCAATCGAAATTTCAAGAATGCTGCTGGTGATCGTGAAGCTGATTTCATCAACTGTGTGATGTGGCGACAACAAGCTGAAAACTTGGCCAATTGGACGAAAAAAGGAATGCTGATTGGTATTACTGGACGAATCCAGACAAGAAGCTACGAAAATCAGCAAGGTCAGCGTATCTATGTGACTGAGGTTGTTGCTGACAGCTTCCAGATTCTTGAAAAGCGTGATAATTCAACGAACCAGGCAAGCATGCATGACCAATTGCCACCATCATTTGGAAATAGTCAGCCTATGGATATTTCAGATGATGATCTACCGTTTTAGGAGGTGCTTATGAACGAATATAAGAAACCCACCTACATCGTCATTCAAGAGGCAATGGCTGAGCGTATTAGATTTCTTGAAGATGAATTATATAACAGAGCATACAAAGACATTGAACGGCTAGAAGTTGAGAATGACCGTCTGAAGGTTAGATGCCTTGATTTGCAGTTGGAAAATGCTGACTATGTCTGGGATGACATGTGTCGCTCTGCTATTGCTCGTGCAAAATCAGAAAATCGAAGACCACACAGAAGATGGAGGGGAAGATGAAGTTAAGGCTTGAAGAACTAAGAAACAAACTTGGCCTCAGTCGCAGAGATGTGCATGAAGCCACTGGCATTTCTATGAACACGCTGCTACATTATGAAAAAGGCGGTACACCATCTATTGGTCAGGTTGAAAATATCGCTAAGGCTTACAATATCAACCCAGCCTGGTTGCTTGGTTGGATTGATGAAGGCCAGCAACCACAACCACTTGAAACCGTTGTTGAAAAGATTATCTATGTGGAAAAGGAAGGCTGTAGATTACCGCCATATTGGAACAATGATAATAATGGCAGAATCATCAAGTGGAAAGAATCAAGAAGAGCATTCCAAAGGAGAACAATTTGACAAAGAAAACAGCAAGTAAGACAAGACGTGATTTCCTTGAGTTTGAGCTTGAGGCTAAGTATCTAAAAATTGATAAACTTATTGGGCAGCGCCGTCATGAACTGGAAAGAATCTATGCAGTCAAAAACCTGACAATGCCAGGAATCGATGATTCAGGAGCTAGTCGCAGTGGAACTTCAACTAATACTTCTGAAAATCTAGCTGTTGCTTATGCCAGTGACCCAATGATTCTGAAACTGGAAGAGTTCCAAAATGCGATATCAGAATTACTAGAGGTACTTGAACCCGATGATAAGAAAATTTTCCATCTGAGGTGGGGAGAACATACTGGATATGATTGGATTCAAGTTTGGCACATCATGGAAAATGGCGAGACAGGTTATCTTTACAGACATAGCAAGCAGATTTATAGAAGACGTGAAGTCATCCTTGATACACTTGCAAAATTATTGTTCATGTAACTTGTCAAAAAAACATATAGAATTGACAGAAACAATCTGATAGATTGATAGTGTCGCTAAGCACCGAGAAATCCTTGGTGCTTTATTTTTTTGAGAAAGGAGCAAAGCGATGAATATTGTTGAACCGCTACGAGACAAAGACGATATACAAGCCATGAAGGACTATCTATCATCTTGGAATGAAAAGTATTACATGCTATTTCTTTTGGGCATCAATACAGGTTTCCGTGTTGGAGATATTCTCAAGCTAAAGGTCAAAGATGTCCAAGGCTGGCACATCAAAGTTAGGGAACAAAAGACTGGTAAGTATAAAAGTATTAAGATGACAAGGCCACTCAAAAACGAATTGAGGGAATTTGTCAAAGACAAGGAACTTCATGAGTATCTATTTCAGAGTCGTGTCGGAAAGAACAAGGCGCTCAGTTATAAGACGGTTTACTGGTTTCTTAAAAGAGCTGCTGAAGACCTCGGCATTGACAATGTTGGAACTCATACAATGCGAAAAACCTTTGGCTATCATTACTACAAGAAGTACAAGAACGTTGCTGACTTGATGTCACTATTCAATCATTCAAGCCCAGCAGTTACACTAATCTACATTTGTGTAAGGCAAGATGAGCTTGATACTAAGATGAGTAATTTTAGCCTCTAATATTTTTTTGATTTTTTCAACTATCCATAACGAGGAAGTTTCTAGTCTATATTTTGAAGTGAGCTTAAAGCCTTGTCCTAATTAGTTTTCTAGTGTGAAACAAAATTGGATAAAATATAAGATATAGATAGTTCAGCATGGTTATTTTACATAATTTCAGCCATAGAAAAATAATCTTGTCAAAAAAATGGGTATTATTGACAAAAACAATCTGATATATTTGTAACATGAGAAAAATCCAGAGAGCAAGCTTAGGCATGTTCTCTTTTTTGTTGGGGGTGACGATGCCATGAAAGATGAAAATGCATTTGATGGAATTAGGCTTGAAGCTGGTAGCACTTTAGAAATCTATCTCACGAAGAACGACTTAGAACATATTGCAAATGGATATGAGGTGACTTTAGATATTAAGCCTAACGAGACTGTAAATAAAATCGTAATAAAGCCAAGTTTGGTAAATAATATTCTAAATCCGTTAATCAACTATGACAAAAGAATAGTGAGTGAAGCAGATTTAAAGTTTAGAGACATTTCAAGAGAGGTTGCAAGAGATAGTTTTGCATTGGGGTCAATGTAGTGGGCTATAGAAACCCTAAACACTCTGACTGGTTCAGAGCTTGGCAGATTAAATTCTACAACTCGAAACCTTGGAGAACTCTGAGAAATAAAATCAGAAAAGCTAAGCGTATGCGTTGTGACATGTGCGGACGTTTGATTCACGGTAAGAGTATTGTTGACCACATCATAGAGATTGACGAAACTAATTATCAAGATGAATCTATCACTCTCAACGAAGAGAACTGTCAGTTACTTTGTCTTGAATGTCACAACACAAAAACTTTTCAAAGTAAAATAAATTTAAATTTAGATAATCGGAATATAAATTTATTTTTGATTTTTTTATTTTTGAATTTTTGTGGACTCCCCCCATTTTGAATTTTGACAGCGCCAAAATAATAACGGTGTCAATCCTCTTGTGTACCTCTCCCCCAAAATTGACGAAAATTGATACAAGAAAGGAGCATGATTTTGAAAATCAATGAAGTTTTAGAAAAGCTAGGAATAAGTCGTGCTACCCTTACCAGGTATCGAAAAAAGCTGGGCATATTTGAAGAAACTAGGTCAAATATCACCAAAAGTCAGTTCAAAGAGTTGGAAAAGCTTGCCAATCAACGGCAAAAGTACACAAGGCAGGAACGTGTTGAGCTA